TTATAATAAACAATAATTAACAATATGAAAGCAAAAACTTTTGAAAATCTAATTAGAAAAGTAGTTAGAGAAGAAATCGATTATTCATTACGTAGAGAAATTAAATCACTTAAAGAAGATTTACGTGATGAACTAAAACCAACAATAGTAGAACACACTGAAAGAATAGTAGAAGTTCCAGAAGAAACAAAAAATTCTTTAAGAGAAAAAATAATGGGTACACAACCTATTAAACAACACAACCCTAAAAATTTCACTTCTAATGGGGCTCTAAATGATTTACTAAATGAAACAGCTATGGGGGATACTAATTTAGATTCAGGTAATGCACCTGTAAGTTTATCTGATCCATTTGCATCAGGGGGGTCTTTACCTATGGAAACAACAGGAATGCCCGATTCAGTAGCAAATGCAGTAACAAAAGATTATAGTAGTTTAATGAAAGCAATAGCTAAGAAAAAAGGAAATTAATGGCTTTAATAAAAGGAATAAGAAGAATTAGTCCATTAGATCTTAACAAAAATGTTACGATAGGGGTAGCTTTTCCTTTAGACGAAACTAATTTATTTAAAGGAACTGAAACTCTACAAGAACAAGCTAAATCTAATCTTATAAATCTTTTATTAACCCAAAGAGGAGAAAGAGTAAATGTACCAAATTATGGTATAGGTTTAAAATCATTATTATTTGAAAATAATATAGACCAAACAGCACTAACTGAAATAATACAAGACCAAACATCAAGATATATTTCTAATATAAAAATAACAAATGTAAATACAAATTTAACAGAAGAAAATACAATTTTAGGAGTATCTATATCTTATATTTTTACATTAAATTCAAGCACAGATAATATACAAATAAACTTTAATATATAATGGCATATAATAAAATATCAAATAAAACACAGGATAAAGATGTTACATATTTAAATAAAGATTATAATTCTTTTAAAAATCAACTTATTAATTTTGCTGAGAATTATTTCCCAGAAAATTTTAATGATTTTAGTGAAGGTAATCCAGGTATGATGTTTTTAGAAATGGCAGCTTATGTAGGTGATGTATTATCATTTTATACAGATACTCAACTTCAAGAATCTTTTTTAACATTAGCTCAGGATAAAGAAAATTTATATAATATGGCTTATGCTATGGGTTATAAACCTAAAATAACATCAGCAGCTACTACAAATTTAACAATTTCACAATTAGTTCCTTCAAAATTAGTAAGTAGTGCTTACATTCCTGATTATGATTATTCTTTAAATGTAAAAGAAAACTCAACATTTAATTCAACAGAAGGAGCTACTTTTTATACTACTGAGGATTGTGATTTTTCATATTCATCATCTCTAACACCTATAACCTCAAGTATATATCAATATGATGGTTCTGGAAATCCAGAATATTATTTATTTAAAAAAACAGTACCTGTAGTTTCAGGAGAAAGAAAAACACAAACTTTTTCAATTGGAGCTGCTGAAAAATTTAATACACTTACATTATTTGATACTAATATAATTTCAGTAGAATCTATTATAGATTCCGATGGAAATGAATGGCATGAAGTTCCATATTTAGCACAAGATACTAAATTTCAACAAGTAAACAATATAGGGGCAAATGATCCTGATTTACATCAATTTAGTAACCAAACACCATATTTACTAAAGCTACTTAAAACCTCAAAAAGATTTATAACAAGAGTAAAACCTAATAATCAAATAGAAATCCAATTTGGGGCAGGAAATAGTGATAAATCAGATATAGAAATAATACCTAACCCAAATAATATAGGCTTAGGTATCAAAGATGGAAGATCTAAACTAGATATAGCATTTGATCCCTCTAATTTTTTATATACTAAAGCTTATGGAGAATCCCCATCAAATACAACATTAACTGTAACTTATATAATAGGTGGGGGGTTATCTTCTAATGTAAACAGTAATACAATTACACAACCTGCTACTATTCTTAGAAATAATAAACCAAATCTAAATCAAGGTATGTTAAATTTTGTTATTTCCTCTTTAACTAGTACTAATATAGAAGCAGCTAGAGGAGGTGGTGGTGGTGATTCTATTGAAGATGTAAGATTAAATACTATAGCAAGTTTTTCAACCCAACAAAGAACAGTAACCAAAGAAGATTACATTGTAAGAACATTATCTATGCCCTCTCAATTTGGTAGTGTAGCTAAAGCTTACATAACTCAAGATGATCAAATATCCCCCTTAACTAATGAACCAAATCGTATTCCAAATCCATTAGCTTTAAATCTATATACTTTAGGATATGATCAAAATAAAAAATTAACAACATTAAATAAAGCAACTAAAACAAACTTAGCAACTTATTTAGAACAATATAGAATGTTAACAGATGCTATTAATATTAAAAATGCATTTGTAATTAATTTTGGTATAGAATTTGACATAACTGTATTTAAAAACGAAAACAACCAAAAAGTATTACTTAAATGTATTAATGAATTAAAATCATATTTTAATACAAACAGATGGCAAATTAATCAACCTATTATAATATCAGATGTTAAAAATTTAATAGGGGGAGTAAAAGGTGTACAAACAGTAGAAAACATATTATTTACAAATAAAAGCGGAGAATCTTTAGGATATTCAAAATATAGTTATGGGATAAATACAGCAATTAGAAATGAAGTATTATACCCATCTTTAGATCCAAGTATTTTTGAATTAAAATATCCTAATCAAGATATTAAAGGCCGCGTAACAACATATTAAAATGGCATATTATTTTATATTTCCTGAAAGTGACACAACCCTATATAGTCACCCAGACAGAAAAACAGAAAATACAGGTGGGGATGAGATTTTAGAAATTACTAAAGAAATAGGATCTTTAGATAATATTTTATATCCTACAAGAATTTTATTAAAATTTAAAAATGATGATATAAGAAATGTAATCCAAGATATTATAACACATGAAAATTTTCAATCAACAACTGTTAATTTAAATTTAACATCAGCTGATCCTAAAAATTTAATCCAAACATTAAACTTAAAATTATATGCTGTATCACAATCATGGGACGAAGGAACAGGTAGATATGGTAGTGTTCCCCCTATAACAAATGGAGCAAGTTGGAAATACAAAAATAACACAACAGCTGCAAATGAATGGTTAACTTCAAGTTTTGGAGCAGCTTCAACAGGTTCAGTAAGCTCTTCACTTATAACACCAGGAGGGGGAACATGGCACACAGGAAGTAATTTTGAAGCAACACAACAATTTTTAGTAGGAGATTCTTTAGATACAAATTTTAATGTAACTACAATAATTAATAAATATTCAGCTAGTTTATTTATAGGGGATACTTACCCCCTAGGAATAAATAATCATGGTTTTTTAATAAAAAAACCAGATGTAATAGAAAGCGATGTATCTCATAGTTTTGGAGAATTACAATATTTTTCTGTAGACACTAATACAATTTATCCTCCTAAATTAATTTTTAAGTGGGATGATAGTACACATATCCACCAATCTACAGCTAAACAAAAAGGTGAATTAAGTGTTTCATTATATAGAAATAAAGAAGAATATAACCAAAATGATGAAGCTACTTTTAGAATTCATGTTAGAGATAAATATCCTACCAGAACATTTGCAACATCATCAAATTATTTAGGTGTAAATTATTTTACAACAAGTTCTTTTTATAGTGTAAGAGATGCTCATACAGAACAGGAAATAATTCCTTTTGACAAAGATTATACAAAATTAAGTGCAGATAGTGAAGGAATGTATTTTAAAATACATATGAAAGGCTTACAACCTGAAAGATACTATAGAGTATTATTTAAACATAAAAATAACGAAAGTACAACTATTTATGATGATGATTATTATTTTAAAATTGTTAGGTAATGGCAAAACAAAATATAAAATTACAAAAAAATATTATAAGTAATTCTAAGGCTAATCAAATATATTCAAAAGATTTTAGTAAAATAATCAAATCTAATGAACCTATAAATCAAGATAAAATAATAGAAAAATATGATAAATTATTTTATGATATAAAAATAGAAGGAAAAGAATCACATAAACAAATAGTAGAAGAATCTTATAATTATTTAAATGAGCCTGAAAATAAAAACTTACAAACTCAAATAGATAAATTAATAGAACAATTAGCTAGATTAGGCCAAACATTATCAGATTTAATAAATCCTTCTTCAAAAGAACACCCCATATATGAGGATAAATCTTTCCTAATAGCAGGAATAAACGGAGAAAAATACCAAGATATGCATACTGTATATATTATGCAAGAAGGTAAAAAAAGAGCAATAGGAAGTTCTCAAGATAATGAATTATATTTTGCAATAAGAAGATTATTAGGTTTACCTGAAGATTTTTCAGGACAATATTTTGTAGATTTAGATAGTTTAAATCAAATACCAGATGGGATTCCTATTAATACATTTCAAGATTTACATAAAAAAGGAAAAGAATTAGAAGCAGATTATGATGATATATTAGGAATATCAGCTTATATTGATGTTGAATTTACTTGTAAGGGTAATGAAATAGAAGACAGTTTAAATTTAGTATTAGGAGATGATCCTAATGCTGTAGCACAATATTACTTAAATAATGATCCTTGTAAATTATATTATCTAAAAGACGATTATACTAATGATGAACTAGGACCCGAAGTAATAGAATTAATTTTAGAAAAAGGAGAATCAAAAATTGTAAGATTACTTAGAGAAGTTTATTTAGAAGATTATGAAGGTTTTGGGTTAAATAATTTACCTAATAATATTCAAACTTATTATGACCAATATACTAATCCAGAAGCTGAAATCATTTATAATGGAACTACAATTCATAATTATGAAAAATTATGGGGACCAGGAAGTGAGTATGCCTCAGTAGTTTATGCAGAAGGTAGAATATTAAGTCAAGAACAATATGACGCTTCTATAAACACTGAATTTTACCAACAAGAAAGAAACACATCAACTGGTGAAATATTAACAAAAATATTTAATGGATTACCATCAAATGGTTCAAATTATTTTGATATTGTAAATGTACCTTCTAATTTAGGAAATCAATTTTTTGGAAATGTTAGAAGAATATATCAACCTGGTTCAGGATATTGGGGGGCATTAAACCAATCAATGAGCTTTCAAAGAGATAAGTTTAATAAATCTAATTTTGGATATTATAGAAAAACAGACAGAGAAAATGATGGTTTTGATATAAGTATATTTTTTCCTAAAGTTATAAGAAGATGGACAGGTCCCATATATTTCTTTAAATCTAAAGATTTACCAATATATGGTCAACCTATAATAAGAGCATATAGCAAAAACGTAACAATAGCAGGAACAAAATCATATGGTATTTCACTTCCTAATTGGTTAGGGGGAGGTAGAATTGCAAGAGAAGTAATTTTATTTTTTGATTGTGATGCTAAAAGTTTTTTCATGAAGTCAAAATCATCAGCAGCAGATACAAGTGCAAATATAAAATTAAATATGAGTAATGGTCATATTCAATCAATAGATTGGGGAGCTTTAAATAAAAATCAACTTATATATATTGGACATAAAGGGGCAAAAGTAGTAGGATATGGTTCTTCAGGACAAGGTAATGATAATCCTTTTAACCCTAAAAATGGAGGAAGTAATTATGAATTAAATGGATCAAATACACCGTAATATGAAACAAAATTTAAAATTAGAAAAAACTATATATGGTGTTAAAGGGGCTTTAGAAAAATTAGATGAAGAATTTAAAGAATTTATAATCAAACAATCTAACCCTAAAGAATTTTTTGAACTTTATCATAGATTTTTTTATAATTTAGATCTAAACACACATAATCATTTTTTAACACAAAGTACAAATTATGCATATCCTAAGGGGTATGATAATCCTAAAATAAAAGATATAAATGATTTACAAATTCAGATAAATCAATTAAAAAATGATATCAATAATGTAGAAAACCACCACTTTTTTATAAAAAATGGAAATATTATAATGAGTAATAATTTTGCCAACTCCCCAACCGCAGACTTAATAGCAGGAAATGGAAAAGCATATTATATACAATCTGGTCATAAAAGACGAATAAATGATTATCAAACATATTTAAATTTAAAAATGCGAGTAAGAAAAAATTCGGGTGATATAGATGATAAAGACTTTATAACATTTTTAGATTCAAATTGTTTATTAGGATTACCAATAGGTCCTAATATTAATAGTATGGAAGATATATTTATAGAAATAAAAGAAATAAATATGTATGGGGGAGATAATATATTGGCGGTTACTAATGACACAAGAAATTAAAGCTTTATAATGGCGTATAAATATTCAAAAAATAACAAATATTCAGGTAAAGGTAAAAAAACTTTAAGTACATCACCTTCAACTAGATCTTCTATTTCACCAACTTATGACTTACAATCAATGGTTAGTTTAGATACTAATGATGTTATATTACAAGATATTAATACTCTTACCCCAAATAATACCCCACTTCTTACCCCAAATAATACCCCACTTTTAGAACATGAGAGTACAGATACTCTTATTATTCAAGATTTACCTTTTAAAACTATTGATAAAACTTTTGGTAGAAAAGATGATTATATAGAATTACACATATATAATAGTAATGATCAAATAATACATTCAGATTTAGATTTTAAAGAATATACAATACCTGAAAATCAAGACTGTTATCCTCTATCTAAACATATAGAAATAGATCCCAACCAAATATTAACAAGTAAAGGATATATAACAGGTAAATTTAAAATAAAACTAAATATTTTAAAAAATAAAATATTTGATTCTGAAAATTATCCTTTTTTAATCAAAGAAATATCAAGTGATAGAAGAGAAATAAGATCTATATCTGATCAAGTAACAAATTTATTATTTGATCCTGCTATTCAGTCTTTTATATCAGAAATGGAAAGTTCTGTATATTTTAAAGAATTTTCTTTAAATTTTGGAGATGATATATTAATACCTGCTATTAATATATTATTAAATAAAAACCCATTTAAGCATGAACTTTTATTAAAAACATTAAAAGTTTTACCTAATAATATAAAAATTCAAAATAATTTTAAAGTAGTAGAAGAAATAATAGATCCTATCTTTATAAATGTTAATTTAGGAGACCCTATTATATCACAAAATAGTACTGAATTATTAGGTCCTAATTTTACTATAGATATAAAACAAAATCAATCAGTACCTTCTGGTTTTAAGACATATGATGATATTTTAAGTTATGATATAACATCTTCTTATCAACATTTATTAAGTAAATTAGAAGATGATTCAGCTGAAATAAATATAAATTATGATTATATAAGACCTGTATCAGAAAGTAATATTGAAGTACCTTACCATTTTGAAAATTTTACACACTTTAGTAGTGCTACAGAAAGATTAAAAAACTTTAAATATAAATTAAAATTAATAGAACTATATGATAGTAAAATAAATACTATTACTTCTATCCCAGGAGCAACATCAACTGTTAATGTAGTTTTAGACGCTAAAGAAGATATAAATTCTAAAAAAGAAAAACTTATAAAAGGATTTGATGGATATGAACAATTTTTATATTTTACTTCAGGAAGTCAATATTCATGGCCTAAACAAAATTCAACAAAACCTTACAATTTATATTCTATAACATCCTCTATAGCAAAAAACTGGTTAGGAACAGATCAATCATCCTTTGGAAATTATGGAGGACAATTATTATCTGCTTCCCTTTATGATAGACAAAATCCTCATAATTTAAATAAATTAATTCCTTCTCATATTGTTGATAATGATGATAATAATTTATATGTTAATTTTGTAAATATGGTGGGTCAACATTTTGATAATATTTGGACTTATATTAAAGCTATAAAAGATATACATAATTCAAGTAATACAAAAGGTATATCTAAAGATTTAGTTTATTATCAATTAAAAGGATTAGGAATAGATACTTTTGACCAATTTGAAAATGCACAATTAACTGAATATATGTTGGGTATAGAATCAGGAAGTAATAAATATAATGTAGGTTTTACCTTTGGAGAAAATAGTGTTTCTGGCTCAGGTGTAAATTCAGAAACCTTAATAACAGCATCTAATGATCCATCTATACCTAAAGGAGACATTGCAAAAGAAATATGGAAACGTATTTACCATAATGCACCTTATCTTTTAAAAACAAAAGGAACAGAAAGGGGAATTAAAGCTTTAATGAGTTGTTATGGTCTTCCTTCTTCAATTTTAAATATTAAAGAATATGGGGGATCTACACCAACAACTGGTCCTTTAAAAGATTTAGACACATCAGACACTTATAAAACATTTACTTATCCAAAATCATCATATGCCTTAGAAGGCAGTTCAGGAACAACAGGGTATTTTTTAAGAACAAACTGGTCTTCCTCTTTAACTAATACTTATTTTACCCAAGCTGAAGAGGAAAAAGGAAAAGCAGTAGAATTTAGAATAAAACCAAATAGATCAATTACTAAACAACATTTATTTAGTTTATCAGGTTCTTCAGCTAATGGAACGTCACAAAATAATAATTATGACATCCATTTATATATAGAACCTTACATAGGTACTGACATATCTTCCTCAGGAGATTCAGAACAATATGGAAGATTAAAACTTGACCAATCATCTAATCTTATAGCTTCTTCATCATATTTTCCTATATATAATAAAGATTTTTGGAATATTTTTATACAAGCTAATAAAGTATCTGGGGGTAATAGTGGACTAGTAACTTTTGGGGCATATCAAGCTAATTTTAATAAAAATATTTTTGCTCATACAACATCTTCACTAATTAATAATTATAGATTTTGTTTTGGTTCTGCTTTTAAAGGGGCAAAACATGCATATTTTGGTGGATTATCACCAAACCCAGCAAGTTCTTATGATAATATAGATATTATTGATTATTCAGGTTCTATCCAAGAAATTAAAATCTACTTTGGGGAATTATTAACTCATAATACCTTAAAAAAACATGCATTAGAACCTTTTATGTATGCAGGTAATTCTGTTTCATCTTCATATAATAATATGGTTGCAAGATTGCCTTTAGGAAGTAATGGAATAAAAAATAGTTCAAGTTTTCACCCTAATATAGATGTAGATTTTATTGGATCAGGAGTAATTACTAATGTAGAAACTGATATGGTATCTCAAGAATGGAAAGAAATAGTAGAAGACCACTACTTACCTACTCCAGATACTGTTGGAGCTTCTATGACAAGTGATAAAGTTAGAATAGATGAAGGAACAATAGACGAAAATATATTACATCCTACTTTAAAAACAGAAACATCTACATTAGATAGACAACCCCCTGATTATGAAGATTTAGGAATATTTTTATCTCCAACAAATGAATTAAATGAAGATATAGTATATACTTTAGGATCATTTAGAATGGATGATTATATAGGATCACCATTACCTTCAGCTCAAACTGCTTCAAAATATGAAGATTTAAAAACTATAAGTAATCTTTATTTTAAAAAAGTAAAAAGAAGATATAATTATTGGGACTATGTAAAACAAATACAATATATAGACCATACATTATTTAAAATAATAGAAAATTTTGTACCTTTTAAATCAAACCTAAAAACAGGTTTATTAATTGAGCCCCATTTTTTAGAAAGAAATAAATTTAAAAGAAATACTCCTATTAGAACTGATGGACAAACAATGATAGAAGGAACCCACCAAAATTTTGAATTTCAAATAAGCACAGATTATCAAAATAATAAATTATTAGAATTAAAATCAGGATCAAAAGCCTTTGGTTTTGGTGATAGTGTAGCAAAACAATGGGATCCAGGTTCTTATGTAACTTACCATAGTAATTTTTCTAATATTACTTCTAGTAAAGGAGAAAAAATAGATCAGGGTACAAATACAACTATAAAAATATATGATGATTATTTAGATCCTTTTATAAAAGACCCAAACACAGAAAATGCACAATCAAATCAATCACCTATAAAACCTTTTAATTCAATAGTAGGAAAACCCACTGATTATGTAGCACATAAATCCTCTATTTTATTAGGAAACATGATAGGAGGAAGAAAATCTAATAAGTATTATAGATACAAAGAATATCGTGTACAAACATCTAGTTTATATTAAAGTTATAAAAATATGCCATACGGAATATATTATCCAGGAACCAATAATTTAGTAACCCATAGTTACTCTGATGCTGAATTTAATGCTGAATTTGATGATGCTTTATTAGACCAACTAGCTTGGAAAAATTCAAGATATAATGGGTCTAGATTAATAGCTAAAAAAATTAATAAATTTACACCTTCTTCATCAGCATGGCAAGGAGATAGCTCTTGGGGAACACAACCTGTATTAATGAATCAAACAACAGCTTTATATATAGCTAATTCTGTTGTGGGATATAAAGAAAATTCAAATTATACGGATATTAAAAACCATTCCTATGTAGGAATAAATAAAATTCTTCTAATTAATCATATATCAGAAACAGTACAAATAATTGATAGAGCAGTAGAACCATATGAAGAATTTCATAGATTTGTAACAAATGATTTCCCCACAGGACAAAAATGTATGGTAAAAATTATAGATGAATCTATTGGTACAAATTTAGCTCCACACCACAGAGTAAAAATGAATAAAGGATATTTATTAAAATCATTTGATTTTAATTTTGCAGGAGAACAATCAGGTTCTTTAGGAGTACTATCAGAAAATAATAGTATGTATCTATACACAGGTGGAAGTAAAATGGACAATTATTATATTACAGGAAGTATAGGTCCTGGTGGCGTAAGTGGACCAACTCTCGTCCCTCAAAATAATGCATTTAGATTTAAATTTGCAGTAAATGAAATGTTTGGATCAACTAAAGGATATGTAGGGTCGGGTAGTGCTTTTGGTCATAAATTTGGAATAGATAGAATAGGACCTTCATTTGCTTCTTCTTCAATTATAGAAAATAAATTTACTCAACAATTCTATAGTGGTAGTTATGGATTAATAAACCATAAACCTGAAGGTCAAACTTACGCAGATATTTTAAAATCTTCAGGATTAGGATCTTCAAGTAAATTTATGGCTATAGATGCATTAAATTTTTTAGACAATAATATTAATGATTCTTCCTTAACAGAACAACAAAAAACAGAAATTCATATTACTTTTTTTGAGGGCAGTAAAGATTTTAGTAAAGGAGTTAGTTCTAGTATAAGTGCGTTTGATGAAAGAAGTATAGGTACTTTTGAAATAGACCAAAACAGAGCACAATTAGACAGAGAATCAGGAGATGGGTGTAATGGTGGGTTACCTACTAATTATGAATTTATTTTTAAAGGTCAAAATGACAATAGATTTAAACCAATTCAACACACATTTATTGATAATATTCAAAATGCACATTTACAATCAACTTCTTCATTTGCATTATCTGCATCTTTAGGAGTAGGATGTGCTCCACTTAATGCACCTTTTGTATCTGGTAGTTATATTCAACCAGGTGTAACAGTAGACAGGTATGAAGGTATAAATTGTGTAGTACAAGGAGGGGCAATAGGAAAAACTGGTTTTATTGATGCTAATTCATCAAGTTTTTATTTGGAATTTAATAATACTGTTATAAATAATCCAGGGTATGGTTTATCAATAGCTTCTTCTATGACATCAGATAATTTTTATTCAGGGTCATTTAATTATCAATTATCATTTTTAGATAAAGACCATACATTAATTATGGATATTAATAAAGAATATGAATTAGAAAACGGTATAGGTTCAAAAGGTTTAATAATTATTCCTGAACATGTTCATCCTCAAATAAGTTTCAATTTAGAATTTTATTTAGAAAAAGCAGGAATAATTGGTAGTAATCAAGGAAATACAACACAAAATATATCACAAAATATAGGATCAAACAATTTATTAGATTAAAATTAATATTTTTTAAAAAACATTATATTTATAACAAACAACAACAACAATGGGATATTTAGACAACAGCAGCATTACAGTAGATGCAATTTTAACAAAAAGAGGTCGTGAATTACTTTCTAGAAATGATGGAAGTTTTAAAATTACACAATTTGCTTTAGGGGATGATGAAATCGATTATTCATTATTTAATGAAAGCCACCCAAATGGTACACAATATTCAGCTGAGGCTATAGAAAATATGCCTTTAATTGAAGCAATACCTAATGGAGCTAATTCTTTAAATTCAAAATTAATCACATTAACTAGAGGAGCAAATTCAATACCTTATATTCAAACTAGCTACGGCACAACAGGAATTACAGTAATAAGAAATGGATCCTTCATTATCGATCCATCTACTTATAATTTAGATGCTGGTGGTGGTACTAATACAGAAGATTATATATTTACTATATTAGATAGTAGATTAAGTAATAGTTTTTCAGCTACAGGAGGTTCTGCAGCAGCATCAGCAAGTGATATTGATGAATTTTCAACAATTGCTACTTCCCAATCAGTTAGAGGAAAAGTATTATCTATGATAGCAACCGATAGCACTGCATTATTTAGTGCTACAATTACTAGTAGAACTACAAGTATAGCCATAGAAGGTGTAACATCAGGAGCAATTATAACCTTACCATTAACAGTAAATTATTCATAATTCAATAAATAATAAATAAATGTACATAAGATTTCAAGATAATGATATAGTTACTAGACAAGCAGCAGAATTAGTAACCTCTACATGGACAAACAACACAAATAATTTAACCACAGGATTTACTTCTTCTGCACAAGCAAGTTTTGCAACATCTACTAGTTCAGGTCAATTTTACATAGAAGTATCAGATAAAGCAACATCAGATACAACATCTGAAGTACAATATGCTATATCATATGGAAATCGTCATGGGTCAGGATCACCTGATTTTACAAATGATACAGGTTCTTTTGGTTTAGGAGCTTCAAGAGTTATATACAATCAATATAGACAATTAATGTTTAATGATGATACTAAAAACTTTACTTTTGGTAGTCATACACCAGATGATATATTTGTAATTAATATAAATAGATCAAGATATAAACAAAGATTAACATTAGGATCTTTAAATTTAACCCTATCAGGATCTGCTAAAGGAAAACCAACACAAACAGAAATACATCTTACAGATGATAGTGTTACAAATGGTGTAGCAGGAACATCTATTTCTTTAGGACCTTATTACAATATAGTATCAGGTTCAAGTGGGGTATTATTAGGAACAAATACAAATCAATTAACTTTAAGTGGAGACGCGTCTACTTATGGTTTATTTTTTCCAGAATCAGGAATAATAATTTTAAATGGATATGCTTTTAGTGGTTCTTTAGAACCAAGAAGAAACACAGGAGGCCCAGCAGTTAATACCGATAAAAACCATGAAGTATTACTTCGTCATATTTCAGAAGTAGGAAACTCAACTCCAGGTAATAACAACACAGGATCTTTTATTGTAGATACTACTGAAGAAATTAATTCACAGTTTTATTTTGCAAGAGCTAGAAATGATCAATTTAATTATACTAATAATGAATCATTTGTAGATAGTAATAGTAATATTAGATTTGAAACTATGAAATTAAATCCAAAAACTTTTATTACAACTGTAGGATTATATAATGACGCATTTGAATTATTAGCTATAGCAAAATTAAGTCAACCAGTAGCTAAAGATTTTACAAAAGAAGCACTTATAAGAGTTAAATTAGACTACTAAAATGTTACCTAAATGGCGTACGTCTATAAAAAATTTACAGCTCAAGATAAAGCAATAATACCATTTAATGCACATAAGCAGTATAATTTTACATCTGCTTCTGCTGCATCTAATCAAGTAACTTATTTTACATCAAGTTATACTTCAGAATCAGTTTCTATTTATAGTAGTGCAAGTTCTAATCCTCAAAACATTTTTGATAGTATTAATAATATTAAATATAATCAAATTGATCATTTATTTTATAGAGATAGTGTAACAAAATTAGCTAATAAAAAAGATTTTATACATCCTTTAAAACAAAGAAAAGATTATTATGAAAAATCTAACATATTATCTATCCCCTCAGGATTATATGGTTATGAAATAAATAAAAATTCATTTTATTTAAAAACCACCAATAGAGAAATAACAGATGATTCTTATGGGAATTTAATTATTAGTGGTACTAATGTTAATAATTATCCTAATAATGTTCAAGAAAATGTTTTTAAATTAGGTCCTGTAAAAGGATTTAAAAATTATACTTTAGATACTTACCAACAAGGGGGGTATGCTTTAGTAGAAACTTTAGACAAAATAGGTTCACATCAACCAACTATAAAACGTTTTTATAGAAGAGGAACTGATAATCCTGATGGACCAGGTACTTATTCTACTTCAAGAAACCAATATTATATTGGATCTTCTTCATTATCTGTAGATTACCCACCAAATTATGAAGGAACAATAGATTTTGATGATAGTTATATTTTTAATGAGTTAGAATATTTTAATGTTAATTTTTCAGAATCAGATGTATTAGGATCTACAAACCATAAATTTCCAGTAATTAATTTTAATAGTACTACAGGATCTTATATTAAATCCCCAAATCGTTATAATTTTAATTTTAATACAACTCAAGATTTTTCAATCTCTTTTTATATTAAACCTAACCCACCTAATGCATCAACAACAGAGAAAAGATATATAATTGCAAAAAATGGAACAAAAACTTCTTATGGAGAAACTATCCCTACTGGAGGTAATTTACCTTCACAATTAAGTAATAGTCCCTTTAATACCCAATTTCCTTTTGAAATTTATATGATAAGTCAATCTTTACATTTTGATAGATCTGATGGAAAAATAAAAAATAATATAAATGGAGAAATAACAGCTAGTGCAGGTATAGAATTACAAACTTCTCATATATTATGTCAAGTATCTTCTTCAGTTATGCAACTTTATTTTAATGGTACTAAAATAGCAGAAACATCAAGTACTGTAAAAGATTCAACTAAAAATAAATCAAACTTATATATTGGTTCAAGGGGACCAGAGGGAACATATAGTGATGGGGCTAGTAATAATGAAAAATATTTTAATGGGGATATATCTAATATTAATATATTTTCTAGACCTTTTACACAAACACAGATTAATAATATATCTGAAAGTGTTAATACTTCTCCTTATATAGGAAATTTATTTTACCAAAGTGGGTTTGGAGTAATAACTCATCCTAAATACCATGATGTACTTAATGGAGATAATTCATTAAATACACTACAGTTTCAAGGATCACATTTAATATATGAAAATGAATATCAATGTACTATTTTAGAACATGAATTTAATAACACCTATAATTCATCAACAATAGACCAAACAGGACTAGATCCTTATAAAATTGATGATTTTACAACAAGTTCATTTTTTAAACCTTATGTTACAACAGTTGGTTTATATAATGAAAACAACGAATTATTAGTTGTAGGTAAATTAGGTCAACCAATTAGAATGTCAGATGAAACTGACACTACTTTCGTACTTCGCTGGGATACCTAAAATATCTTTCGTACATTGTTTAAATGCAATGGAACTATCAAACTAAAATTATACAAGAAATCAATGACCTTCCAGAAGGTGCATTTGGTTTCATCTACCAAACAACCCACATTCCAACTGGAAAAAGGTACATTGGTAAAAAATCTTTAATTTACAATTTAAAGAAAAAATTAGGTAAAAAAGAAAAAGCTTTATGGGAAGGTAAAGGCCGCCCACCAGTATATAAAAGAGTGTTAAAAGAAAGCGATTGGAAAACTTACTATGGATCACATGCGTTTATTAAAGATGCAAATAATGAAGATTTAGAAAGAACAATCCTACAAATAGCTTACAACAAAAAAGAACTCACATATTTAGAATGTAAGTATCAATTTGTGTTAGAAGTTTTAGAAGACAAGTTATACCTTAATGACAACATATTAGGTAAGTTTTATGACAGAGATTTTAAATGAAAGAAGATTTATTAAAAAGATTATTAGAATCAATTTTAGGTGGAAGTAAGTCTGCTCGTGGGGGCGAAGAAGCGGTGTTTAATTGTCCTTCTTGCAAACATCATAAGAAAAAACTAACAGTCAATTTAGCAACACAAAAATTTCAATGTTGGGTTTGTGGTTATAAAGGTCATCGAGCTTTTAAAATACTAAAACAAGCAGACGCACCAATAAAAGCGTATGATTATTTAAAAGAAATCGACTCTCAATATAACTTTAAAAAGTCAACATTCACTAAAGCACCATCAGGTTCCCTGCAATTACCACGTGAAGTAACGCCTATAATGTCATCATCAGCGATTCTGTCGAAACACGCATTACATTATTTAGATCAAAGAGGAATCACACAACAAGATGTAGTTAAATATGATTTACATTATTGTGAGGAAGGTCCTTTAAGAAATATGGTTGTAATTCCTTCATATGATAAGGATGGTTTTTTAAATTATTATGTAGGTCGTTCGTTCGATAAAAACGCGTATATTAAACATAAGTTGGCTTCCAGTACCAAGGACATAATTGGGTTTGAAATGTATATAAACTGGGATCTTCCGGTGATTTTGTGCGAAGGTGCGTTTGATGCAATGGCAATTAAACGTAATGCAATTCCATTATTTGGAAAAAAATTATCTACAACCTTAATGAAAAAAATTATTAAAAGTAATGTAGAAAAAATATATCTTGCCTTGGATGAAGATGCTTTAAAAGATGCTTTTAACCATGCTGAAACATTTATGTCCTATGGAAAAAAAGTTTATCTTATAGAAATGGGAGATAAAGATCCTTCTGAATTAGGTTTTAAAACCTTTACAAAATTACTCCATAAAGCAACAAAACTTACTACCTCAACACTAATGAAAAAGAGGTTAGCCTTGTCATAAAGGTTTATATTTATTATAAACTATAGTAATTGATGGAAAAAATAGCACTTTTACCTGG